GCGCCCGACGAAACCTGGCCCGTGGTCATCTGTGACCTGACCGACGAGGAAGCCGACCTGGTGATCGCCACCCTCGACCCGTTGTCCGCGATGGCCGAGGCAGACGCCGCGCAGGTGCAAGTTCTGCTGGGCGGGTTGGGCCAGCAGGATGAGGCCATACAAGCCATATTAAAGAACCTGGAAACGAAAATGCCTACAGTAACAGAACCACGAGCCAAAAAGAAAAGTCTTGAGGATGAAAAGGACGAATTGCCCGGCGTCCAGCAGTTGAGACAATGGGCCATATTTGAGTCTGATCTGCCCTACGGCCTTCCAGCGCTCAGGCCAGACATGCTCCTGTCCGTCCCGTTCACCCTCCAGACCTGGGCCGGGCCACGCTATGCCTACGCGGATAGCACACCGTTCCTGTACATCTGGGGCAGCGATACCATCGTGGGCCTGGACCTATCTAACACCATCGTGGGATTCTACACCGACGATTATCGCTTCGAGAATTTCTGGCTTTACCCGGACAAATATACTGCCAAGTTGCTTAACGCCGGCGTGCCGGGTGTGATCCAACCCAACTTCTCTATGTGGTGGGAGCATCCGCCCATCGTGCGTATGTGGCAGCGGTATCGTAGCCTATGGGTGGCGCGCTATCTGCAAGAGGCCGGCATAAGCGTGATACCAGACATTCAGTTGTCACCAGAGGATGGTGACCTGTGCTGGGTGGGCGTTCCGGTCGGTAGCCACGTAGCCATTCAATTCCACACGAAGTTGGATGAGGAAAAGTGGGGCAAGAAACTGGCATTTCTCCACGTCGTATTGGAGGCGCTAAGGCCAGAACGGCTTCTGGTATATGCAGATAAACCAGGATGGGAGCGGGTGAGCGCAGAGGCGGATTTACCCGCTTTGACGTGGTGCGCTTCACGAGTGATGGTTCGGCGCGGTCACATGGATCGCGTCGCTACTGAGAAATTATAGTTGACGGGAGGTGATAGAGATGGCGGCAGGAGGTAGGGTCGGACGCACAATCATGCCACGCAACCAACCCGGGGCGGCAGGTCGGGCCAGGACACGCGGGGCGGCCGCGAGGGCACGAGCGGGCCTCGGCGGCGGTGGTGGCGGTGGCGGTTCGTCAAAGTGATACGATCTGGGCACGCCTGGAGCGCGTATAGAACACTAAGCGCTCCAGGCACGCCACATACACACACCCGCCTGCTACGTAACTTGGTAGGCCACGAAAGTCCGCCTTTGACGGGCCTTTCGCCTGCCTCTCGTTGCAGTGCGAGTGTGCCAGGATGGGAATTGAGCCGGGTGTAATGGCCTGTTGCAAGGCGGATTCCGAAACGTAGAATGCCCGCTTGGGATGGGGAGATTCGTTGACCAGGGGGTGGACTTGGACGATAGTCAACTTGTCAGAGTAGGCCAGGCATTGAAACATGGCCACCCGTTCTATGCCGTTCGGTGCCAGACATTCCCTGATCGCTTCCCGGACTGCGGGTGTAATCACGACGGTTCTATTGAACGTTTCCACGGCGGGGCCTCCCCGCCCTGGGGGTTCGTGCCAGGGCGGCTATGTCGTCATCGTCGAATATCCAACGCCCGTTCATTCGTGCACCTACGCTATTGACACGGGCGCGGTAACGGATAGTGATAACGGAGATGTTTATGCCGAGTTCGGCCAGTTTGCTTCTGGCCTGTTCGGAGTCATAGAGTTTGGCCTTAACCATAATTCTCCTGTACCTTAAAAAGTGACGTAGAGCGAATTTGCCCTCGAGCGAATCTGCGCGGTGATCGCCGCTTCCCTGAGTGCGGAAGCAATCGTCTGCCAGAGCGCCGGTTGTGCACTTGGCGCAATCCAGGCCCAAACTGCGCGGGCCTTGCCACGGTCGGTGTAGACCTCGGTGACACCCATCCCGGCCAGTGCGATGGCCAGTCGGTCGACCTTGCTCAGTTCGGGGATTATGATGGCCACGGGTTGCGGTTCGGGTTCCTGTACAGGTGCCACGGTGACGGGTTCGGGTGCCACTTCTGCAATCGGTTCGGGTTCGGGGGTGACGGGTTCGGGAATGGGATTGAGCGGTACAGATTGCCCGTTGACGGCCACTTGTAAGCAAGCCGCCCGCCGTTCCTTGGGAGTATCCCACACGTTGCAGTAATCCGTATAGTACACGCCTTCACCCTCCCACTTAGTGATGCAATGGTCGGTGTAGGGATTGAGCGGGGTTTCTTCGTTGCGCAGAATCCAATCCCGGTCCTTGCCCTCGAATTTGCTTTCGTAGCGTGAGCGGTCCGAGGACATAAGCATCAGGATACCGACCGGTTGCCCGTTCGCCTTTGCCACAAGACAGAACTTTTCACGGTTCACATAGAGTTGGGCTTGCGGGTTGCGCTTCAGAAGAGCGGCCAGGAATTGCGCGTTGACGCAATGGGAGCCGTCTTTTGTCCAAACCCGCGCAAATGCGAACGGCCAATCTTGCCCGCCCCAAACCGCCACGGGATAGGCTTCTGCGGTTGCGCCGTCAACCATCTCTTTGAAGAGCGCCAGGTGACTTTCGGTCAGAGTCGCATCAGTGTACTCGGACTTGATTTTGATGGTGGGGGTGGGTTCGTAGAGCGCAATAAACCCGTTCGCCCAGATAGTATCGTCGTGTACGAACTTGCCACCTTCACGGACGATCTGGTCATTCGTGTAGGCTTTCGTCGGGTTCATCTTAGAGAATTGTCTGTAGGTTAACATGGTGCTCCTTTTCAACCTATGCGGTGCGCTTGATGATTGCTTCGCCAATCACTACCAGATAATCACAACCGTACTTGGTGAAGATTGCACTCTCTGCGCGTGCCGTCTGGGGGACGATCTCGGTTGCCCGCCCAAACTGTCGGGCCAGTTCTAACGCGCGCTTGAGGGAATCCGCGCCACTTACGCCGTCGGGGTCTTTTAGAGTTAGGGAGTAATTGTACTTGCTCATCGTCGGTTCCTTTCTGTTATCCTATCTTATATGATAACATTATTATACACGATAAAATATCCTTTGTCAATAGGCAATTCTTAAAAATACCTTAACGTTTTGGTACGCACGTTCTAATGCGGTGGATTAGGTGGACACATGACGAGGGGTGATAAATTCACGACCGGGCAAGTTATAACCGCCCTGGAGATGACACAAGGGATGGTGCACTTGGCGGCGGATGCGTTGCATTGCTCACACCAGACTATCTACAATTACGCCAAAAAGTACAAGTGCGTCCAGGCGGCCATAGACCACAATCGGGGTACGATGCTCGATACCGCAGAGTTGGCTCTGCGAAGCGCGATCTTGGCGGGCGAACACTGGGCCATCGCGTTCGCCTTGCGCACGTTGGGCAAGGATCGGGGATACGTGGAGCGCCAGGAACAACAACAGGTCGGGCCAGTCGTGTTACGCGTAGTTCGTGAGGGGGTCAAGCCAGGTGGAGCAAAGCCTAACGGTGCGCTTGCGGGAACTGCACCCGCACCAACAGAGGATCAGGGAACACCCGGCTAAGCGGAAAGTCATCCGGGCAGGCCGGCGGGCAGGCAAGACTGTGACCGCTGCCGACGTTGCGGTGGACAACTTCGTTGATGGTCGGCGCGTGCTTTACGCCGTCCCTACTCAGGAGCAAGTCGGCAAGTTTTGGTTCGAGTGCAAGCACGCCCTGGCCGAGCCGATAGCGGCAGGTGTACTTTACAAAAATGAGACAGAGCACATTATAGAGTTGCCCGGCACCGAGCAACGTATCAGGGCAAAGACAGCCTGGAACGCCGACACTTTACGCGGTGACTACGCCGACCTACTCATATTGGACGAATATCAATTAGTTTCTGAAGATGCCTGGGAACTGGTCGGCGCTCCTATGCTCCTGGACAACGACGGCGACGCCGTGTTCATCTACACGCCGCCGTCCATCCGGTCGGCGGCCAGGAGCAAGGCACGTGACCCACGCCACGCCGCTAAGATGTTCAAGCGAGCGCAGGCAGACGTGACGGGCCGCTGGGCCGCGTTTCACTTTACCAGCCATGATAACCCGTACATCAGCAAGACGGCGCTAGATGAGATCGCGCAGGACATGACCACCCTGGGTTATCGCCAGGAGATTATGGCGGAAGACGTGGAGGACAACCCCGGCGCATTGTGGACACGGGAATGGATTGAGGCGGGCCGCGTGACCGACATGCCCGACATGGCAACCGTCGCCGTAGCCGTAGACCCGTCCACCACGAGCACGGGCGACGAGTGGGGTATCATCGGCGGCGGCAACTCCAGCGAGGCCGGCAAGGCGCATCTGTGGGTGCTGGAGGATGCCAGCCTGCAAGCCTCGCCCGACGTGGCTGCCCGTGAGGTGGTCGCCATGTACAATCGCCTGCGGGCGGACCACGTGGTAGCCGAGGCGAACCAGGGCGGGGAGATGATTTCGCTCATCATTCAC